TTAATACGAATACCTTAATCCTATTTTTGCTTTATCATGTTCGAAATCATAACCGGCAGCAACACCAACAAACTTGCCATCCTTACTTATTCGCCGGCTAACATCAGCAGTTATCTCATTGATCTTGAATCTACCCACGTCGTACCCGGGATAGATATTGTATCCGTGAATAACCTTCTTGTAAGCAAATACATTATACTGATTAAGATTAACCGGGGTATTTGCCGGCAACTTTTCAATCTCTTTCAAATTAACCTGCTTGTCCGGTTGCTTGGGATCGGTAACAATAGCAAAGTCGGCGCCAGATTTTTTCCTTTCAACTTCAATTGTCTTAGTAACCTCATAAGGTACAGTCTGAATTATCGTATTTGGCGGCTTATTTTTTAGCGCTGCAATTTGTGCGGCCGCTTCGTCAAGTTGTGACTGCAACATATTTATATGAGCGTTCTTCGCGGCTAATTCTACGCCTGCCGGTGTTTCGGCTTGCTGCTGTGATTCGCCTGTGACCGGCTGCGGTTGGTGGAAGTGCTGCCAAATAAAATAGCCAGCAGCCACCAATAAAATAACGCCAAGCGCAATAAGCGCCTGGCGCCATGAAACATTTTGTAATGTTATCATGCCGCTACCCCCAATCGCTCGGCGTATGCAATGGCGCACTGCCGAGATTGCTCCGGCGTAAAGTAATTCCCAGGACATTCTCCTGCGAAGTCAGGAAAAGCCACGCGTACTAACTCAACCTGAGCTCCGCTACACTGAATAGTGTGTTCTGAATTAAGCAATTGATCTACAAGCGCCGCAGCATGGTCTCCAAATATGTCATGCAATCCACTAACGATACAATCATCGACCCCGTACTGAGTGCCTACAAGATCAAATACTTTATTTACTACAGCCTGGCGTTGTTCCTCACTGATCGGTAAACTGCTTACCTGTTTGATTTGGCAATTATCAAAGGCACTGCCATCCACTATTCGCACCGCTGGGCGCACAGCTTCAACGATACGGTATTGACCTTCAATTTCAATACCGATGGCGGCATGGGCATAGTCTGAGTTAGTCGCTTCGCAGATTAGTTTTTCTAGAGCCGGATGCCGCCCGGTAGTTACATATATCAAATCCAGTGACAACATAAATCATTCCTCCCTATAAAGAATGTTTCCATCAAATTCTCGGCCATCAATCTCTAGGCTATCGGTAAACTGCCACATATACCCCTTAATATCGTCGGCATTACCCCATTGTGCATTCCAGACAGCACAACCAATGCTTCGCCAATCAATAAAATCTGTTAGCCAAGAATACGATGCGTAAACACCGCAATCTAAGCCTAGGTTATCAATAAACGCTTTGCACATAGCCGTAATTTCTTCAGGATCAAAAGCAAAATCATTGCGTTCTTTGTATCCGTCCGCGTCTTCCATATCGAAGAATATTGGTAGGTCTAAAGAAACACCTACACTTTCAATAGCTTCTCGGCAGTTAGCCGCTTCCTGAATTGCATCTTCTACACTCAAAGCGTATGAATAATGATAAGCCCCAACCTTCAGGCCAACAGCTTTTGCTCCAGTTGCGTATTCAGCAAACCTATTGTCTTTCGATTGTAGACCGTATGAACTCCGCACAATTACAAACTCAATACCAGCATTCTTGACAGCCTGCCAATCAATGTCACCGTTATGATAAGATACATCAATACCTCTCATTATTTCATCCCTCCTAATTTATTTCTGATAAATGCCAATAGAGGATCCAAGCTTTGAACCCCTGCATCTCTAAGATTTTCGATAATTGATATAGCTTCAGTTGCGGCCAAATAGTACCAAGACGCTTTCAAAAATACACCATTGCCTCCAGCCATAACATCAATATGCACTGCTGCAGCAACTAGAACCATATAAAGTATCAACTTTCCAGCAAACTTCGTTTTCATCATTTCGCTTGTTATATAGCGCTTCTTGAAAGCAGTTGGCATAGCCTTAATACACTGCCAAAGCCCAGCCCGTTCTTGACATACTCCCTCATCAACCAAGCAATTATATGATAAAGACATCCATTTTGTTGAAAGATCAATCAAGATTAGCACGATAAATGCGATTAAGGCAGTTCCTTGATTACCAAATGCAAATGCAAGTGCGCCGGCCGCGGTTGCTTTTACTGGAGCCACATCTACAATTGATATTGCGGCACCCTTTGCCGCTTTAAAAACATTGTCCCAAATTTCCAAATCCCCACCCCCATTTAATTACATACATTCTTAAAAGTTATAAAAATAAACGCCCCTGATTACAGGCATAAAAAAAGAGCCCATTGGCCCTTGCTTCTTTAAACACTCCCGGCAATCACCTTATGTCACCAGAAAAGCCCTTTTATGATATTGCACAGCAGTATATAACTTTTTTCCGCAGAAAATAGCCCTGCTTGAAATTGTTTCATCCGGATTGCCGCCAAGTAACGCATTATTCAACTGTTCCGATATATTTTTAAGTAGCCGGCCATGTAACCGCCTGCACCTCCTCGGCTGTTGCAGCGGCCTCGATTTGCTCACGCAGTCGCCTGGCCGTTTGGTGTAGACTATCGCTGTACTGTGCCAAGGCTACTGACATACCAACCGTCTGCGCTGCAATCATGGTAAGTACGGAATTATCTTGGCAAGTCCAATCCAAAGTGAATTCCATTCCAGCACTAATCGCTATCTGGGCAGCTTGCACAGCAATGGAGATGCGTGTCACAGATTTTTCGTCACTATCTAATACCTTTCCGAGATACGGAACACCCGCCTGTTCTCTCCGGTCACGTTCGGCTTTAATTTCATCCCACTTGGAGTCTTTTTGCTGTGCCAATGTAGGGCCAACTGGTGTGATTTTTTCCGGATTACCATCTGCACTCTTCTGATATTGTCGGGTGCAGTATTTATCAAACTCTTCCTTGGACACGCTTTCTACATCATCAGGAATAACTGGATTTATTTCGGCGATATAGCACTGCTGTACTGTACCATCCTGATTAAAAAGCACATAATACTTCACGTTAGTTCCCCCTTATCTTCCTTTTGCGAACCATTTAGCGTTTCCCGTTCCACTAGCGCAAGCGGCGGTAAATCCAGTAAGTGTTTGGCTAATACACTCTATCGCATCATTACTCCCGGAGATACTGGCAGTGACGTTAGCACCAACAAAATTAACGGCATTAGGAAATGGAATAGAGAATACCACCGCTATACCAGCAGCACTTACTGAAGTTGTACCCCATTGCTCAATATGGCCGTCTGGATATTTCATTCCGCCATTTGTATCGTTTCCCCATGATTCATAATCTGTATAATTGACTTTCCCAACCACCTCATTAGCCAAGGCGGTAATATCAATCAGTGCCTGGTTCGTTGGCGCATCAAAAGCTTTTACACAGTACAACATAGCAATTGATTTTGGGCGAGTTGACCCTGAAAATGCAGATAATGTTTGCGAACTAGCCAAGCTAGCTGCTACCCCGTAAGCTGTAACACCACTATAATTTGCGGCGTTAATAGCGTCCATGCCAAACAACTCAGCATTCCCACCTCCGCCATCAGCACCATAGCCTAATATTACTCTTCCGTCAGATGAACCGGTTGAGTCAAATCCAGTTATTGAGCCTTTTCGCCAAGTTCCTGGCAGCTTTGTACTATCACTGCCACAAACAAAGTCAACAATGCGTGGTAATCTGAATGTAGTTGCACCGTCACCGCTACTGTAAGCACCGATTGACGTCTGGACTGCTGCTTGCGCTTGCCATTCCGCTTCTGTTATTAGTGGTGCATTTGCTTGTACCCATGCCCAAAGCTGCGAATATGTTGTGCGACTTACTAAAGCACCAGTGTCTAAGGCAAGCCAACCAGCGGGAACTGCAGTTACAAGCCAAGGCATAATTGAACCTATTGGCATACCAGTCTTTTCAATCATTTCCCTAATATCTTCGTGAGCGCTTGTATTGGTATTGTGTTCATTAAAAGCTTCAGGATGGGCTGTTGTGCTTACTTTATGTTCATCAAATTCAGCTTTTGACACATATATAATGCTGCCGTCCCTAACAATTGAAACGCTACTTGCATTACCGACAATCAAATAAATATCAATGATTTGTTCATCAATCGGTGTAGTCTTGTCCGGAATGTAATCAGTCAGGTTGCCGGCATTGGTATAAGCATAAAGTTGCTCTGCGCCGGTTGCGCCTATCTTGGCGTAAATGCCAAGTTCTCTAGCAAAAAAGCCGGTTGCCAAACTACCATTAGAAATTGCAAAACGGAGCCTAACTTGACCACCGCCATCATTTGTATATGATTCTGGTGGAACTGTAAGCTTCGGACTTTTAATAGCCGTTAATACTTTGACATCTTCGCCGATTGTTAACGTTCCATCGCCTATTTTTAAGCTAGTAAAGATTAGTGCCGCACTCGATGCTTGTGATTCGGCAATCATGTTTAAACCAGCATTTGTTAGGGTTATACCCGGGAATTGTGCCATCTTATCAACTCCTTATTGTTATGTGTACCATTCGCTTCACGCTGCCGCCAAATGTATATTGGGCAGTTGTCGTATTCTCCACTATGAAGTTATTAATCGTTTTTACTGTGATGTGCTTATATTGTTGCATTGCACAACCGGCATATAGATTCATATTAGCCGTTTGGGTATTACTAACATTGATTGTAAGGTTCGCAGGGATGATTACACGTAGAAACGTTCGCATTTCCTTGGTCCGCGCAACGATACTCGCCACTACGTCTACCCATAAAGCATAATCATTGTAACTAATGGAAACCGCGGTTTTACCTTCCCCGTATGTTGCTGCCAGCATATTTTCGAGCTGCCGGTAGGTATAAGGCAATTGTGAATTAATTTTAGCCAAAATCCGCCGACGCCGTGTCCCTAAATCATCATTTTCCTTGGGGCGTAACTTCAACATGCTTTCCCAGCGCGCTGCGCCAGTTTCGTCAATATAATAAACGAACGTATTTAAAAACAGCTGCCACAATCGCTGCCAAACCAAGTTCAATTCCGGATTTACGACTTCGGCAATTGCCTTGAATTCCTGGGCCGGAACCATGACGGACGGATAGTAGCGTTCCACATGGACATCACGAATTAATTCATCCATTGGCTATCACACCCCGGACCGCCAATTCATCCACGCCTAAAATCAGGTTTTCCTCAACACTGTTTAACGTCGTGTGCTGGATATCAACTATACCCTCAATATTTAGGAGCCTGCTTTCGATTTGCGATATTCGTACTACCAATCCGGTATTGCTGTAATTATCAATTTCGGCAACTTGGGTGGACTGCCAGTTTTTGTTGAGTTCGTCAAAATAGGTGTCAATAATGGCTTCGACATCTGTTTTATAGTCATCATAGGTACCGGTAGAAAAGGTCAGATGCAAACCAATATTAATCTGCGAATCCATAACGCCCAGTACTGTGACGATATGACCAATTGGTGCAACTCCAAGACCTTTCCCTTGATTGGGTATAGGGTCCACAAGGGTTTGTACTTCGCTGATAAAATCTACAGAAGGTACTTTATATTCCGTGGTCATAAACGCAAGCCGGACGGTACCGCCCCCCTGCCATACCGGATACACTTTAACGCCGCCTACACCCTGAATTTTATTGACCTTCTCGCGGTAATCGGCAATATTGCCGCCATATGCCTGACTATTGAAACTGGCAAAATACCGAGATCGGAATACTTCCGTCGCTTCCTCATTTTCGCCGGGAACCGTGACCTCTGATAAGCTTGCGGTCTGAAGACCGGCTACATAGTCAATCGGAATGATTTGACCTTCCGGTTTATTCCCCACTATGCCAGCTGTCTCACAGAGCAAAAAATATACGCCGTCACTGATTTTTTCAGTAACCGCGTAATTCACATCATCATAAGAAAAGCGGGTGCCAATAGGGATATTCAAATTGCCTGGGGTGAAACTGCCTTTGACCTTTGCATAAGTGGCCAAGTCTGGAGATAACCCACGCTCTTTTGCACGTTCTATTAACCAGGCTCTTTCGGCCGTATCCCCGAACGTATTTTTCAAGAAAAAATCAGCCATAGCGTATAACAGCATAACTTCTATCGCCGTTGGCATACAGCTGTCATAGATAATAGCACCTTCACGCTTATCAAAGCTTGACGAAACACTTTTCATCATTCGGGCAAAAATAACTTCTTCTGTTTGAGCCTCATACATTACAGTATTCTCACCCCTTTCTGCATCTCGATTACACCGCTATTGGTAACAACTTTAAACTTGGCCAGTACATCACCTTTGTTATGACTAAGATCAAAATCCGTGACATCATTAATCCGGTCATCTTGGGTTAATGCCTCACGGATCCGGCGTGGCAGCTCTGAGAAGACATAAGGAATGGGCTTACCAAATAAATCTTGCAGCTCAATGCCATAATTCCAGCTATAGATTACATACTGGTATCGCTCGGTGTTCAATATTTTATAACAAGCTTGCTCGACTGCCTCCAGATCATTGACCGTCCCCAGCACCTTTTCGTCATCAATGAGCATTTTATAAGATTTATTCGGCTGGACCTCAATAGTTAGTTCAGCACTCGTCGTGCTGGCCGTTTCAGGAAGTAAAGCCATTGTATCACCCCCACTGGCCGCTTAAGTTCGTATGATTGAATACCCGGCTTAATACTACGAATTCTTGACCACCTGCCTGCCTAATCAGGATAACCTGCTCGCCTTCATGCAAGGCGTTATATACCCGGATTTTCTTTCGCCCGGTGTAGTCGTGGTTGTGACTGGCAAACGCCGGGTCACCACTGCCGCCGGCTCGGTTTTCCGTCGTGTGTAATACCTCAATATCAACGTCATAATCTCGCACAGCATCGGTGAGGATAAGAAATTCTTCTGTAATGGTTTCCTTTTGCTCAATCCGGATAGTAAGCGGAGAGGAAGTTTCCACAACTCCCAGGATATAATCTGACAGCTTACCCGCCTGCATGCTTTGATCCATAAGAGCCTGCATAGTTTGTAGCAATGCTGTACTCACCCGGTAATCAAGCCTCCTCTCAAAGTTAAATCCATGATATGAAGATTGTTAAAGTATTTATGCTTGGCCGTCTCGACCAGCATCCACTTTCTATCAATGCTTACATCACCAAGATTTAAATTAACCATAACGCCTGACCCCGCCCGGACCCGATTATCACCGGCTACGTTAGTAATGGATAAGGAACGGCGCACGCGGTTGTATAAACTCAAAAGTGAATCTGCCTTATGTACCGGATTTAATGACTTTTTAAGGTTAATCGATTCACAAAGCTGCAGTATACCCCAAGATGCTTGTGTAGAGCTATCTTGTGAGATGTAGACATCGCGCTTCCCTTCGTCCTTGTTGTCAAAATAGAGTTTTATTTTATTGTAGGTTTCCTTATCGATACTTGACTCATAGTCAAAATCCTCGGCGGTCTCCGCATCTAACAAAATTTCAACATGCATGTTATCAATATCCTTGAGCATTAACCTGCCAAAGTCATCATAGAGAACATACATTTTTTTGTTGTTTTGCAAAGTATGATCCAGGGCGCTTTGAATGATATCAAAAAGCGCTTCATTACTACCGCGATATTTGGGAATGACATACCCAGTATCCTCGATTTGGCCAACCTGGAGTTGAAAGTCATCTGCCAAGTTACTTATGACTTCACTAGCTTTCAGGTTCGTATAGCAGTAAATGTCCTTATTTTTAAGATACCGCAGTTGATCGTATGCCGTTACTGCAATCACACCATCTTTATCGCGCTTTTTGGTAAATACAAAACCTTTAAATACCTTGTCATCACCGTGCCACATACGGACAGGGTTACCCTCCTGAAAGTCCAGCAAATCATCTACGACAACACGAAAAGTAAGTTTTCCAGGAGCGCCCTTACGTGTAGTCTCCCATATCACACCATCGAGTACCGCTGGCTGCAGCATCTTCTGATTAATGTTTTCAATGAGAATTTTTACCTCAGCCAAGACGCAACACCGATCCTTTAAGAATATTACCAACCGGATTTGACAGACCGTTTAAACCTGCTATTGTTCGCCAGTTTACGCTACCTCCCGATATTCGCTTGCAGGCTTCCCATATAGATTGTTCATTTCTAATTTGGTATGCCTTAGGAACTTCTTTAGTTGCCAGCCTAGTTTCCTTGACAGTATAGACTTCTTCGCCTTTCGCATTGGTTGTTTTCACCAGTTCTTTGGTTCCAAAAGGGCGATATTGTTTGAATCGCAGGGGTACAACCACGTCAAAACAGTTTTTTGCGTCTTCATTATTATTGTAATCTTCTAGCGTAACAAGAAGATTAGTATCACTGAGCATTGTAAATTGGGGCGACATCCGGACAATAATAAGACGAAATGGATTTCGCCCCGTTTTCATTTCCTTAAAAGATGACATGAAATAATCGGCCTTTTTAAAGCTAAAGCTGCTGCCTAAAAGACTAGACCCTAACGAATCTATCAACGATGTGTCATAATTTGCAAATGGATAGCTGACATTCGGCAACCTGGCATCAAAGCTGATCTCGGTTAGTCCGGGTGTTTTGATAATATTGACTTCGCCTTCGTTAATGAGGTTAATGGTCCTGTTCTTATTATTGATTTTCAGATTCATTTTTTCCGGTGGAACCGGCAGCATTACATCGTTTAGAAAAAAGTAATAAGCCATTACGGATGCACCTTCTCTGCTCCGGAGACCATGGCTTCAAACAGACTGTCATTGATGTACCGCACCATACCGTCCAGGTCCATATCGCTACTGACACTGTTATGAATACCACCCATTTCAATCTTGACCTCGGCTGTTGTATAGCGGTTGATAATTTCCTGTTCGGCAATGTCTCTCATATATTTGATATCCTCGTCGGTAATCTCCATGGCATCTTTGATCCCCTTGGTATTGTCCGCCGTATCCGCTCCGGCATTTGCCATGTCCGTAACTACGGGTGGCAAATAATCGTTGGCGCCCGGCATTTCAGGGATCTTAAACATGTTTCCGATTTTACTAATATCAAAATTCTGAACAAACTCGCCGGCAGCTTTCCCCCACCCTTTTGCATCAACTTCACCAATCATCTCAACCGTCCCTATCGACGTACCAAACACACTGTTTATTGATGTCGCAGCTTTGTTCAGCAAAGTGATCAAGTCGTTCGTCCGGCGAATCATGAAGTTAATAGCATTTCCAGTGGTCTCTGCAATAGATGAGAATGCCGAAGAAACGACATTCCGCAAATTCATACTCGCCAATCCCCAAATAGCAAGAGCAGCCACCATAACGCCAACAATAACGGCTGCAACTGCCAATATCGGAGACACACCTAGCCACGTTGCCGCCGCTAATAATGTTTGTGCTATCGTCGCTCCGCTAGTGACCGCAATCCACACTCGCTTTGCCGCCGCCACTGTGGTTATAGCCGTTTCATATGCAATCATAGCAGCATAAGCTACTCGCATTGCCGCTGAGTAGGTCAAAACAAAGCCAGTTGCTATAATCATTCCTGCATTTAAAACTGCCCATCCTGCAGCAAGGCCCAGGACTGCTCCTAGGACAATGGGTATCGCTGCCGTGATTGCCTGAAAACCGATAACCGCAATTGCCGATGTCCAACTAAACGCATACCCTAATGCATTGGTAACAAGCGATGCCAGCCATTCAACACCATTTGCTGCACCAACAATAATAATTCCGGCATATGCGATTCCCGTCGCAATATTTTCTACGAATGACTGTACACCCTGATTGTTCGCTAGAGAACTAATTTTTTCAAAAACCGGCTGCAGTCCCCGGATGGCCCGGTTTTCAAAACTGGTCCAGATATCACTCCAGGTCTTCGGAATGGTCTCGAAAGTCTTATTAACTTCAGCGGTTGCAGCAATCATAGCATTTTTAACAATTTCTGCTGACAGTTGCCCATCTTGCGCCATTTCTCGGATTTGCCCAATATCTACTTTGAGATAATCAGCAATCTTCTGGATCATCATCGGTGCTGCTTCAAAAACTGCATTTAGTTCTTCACCGCGCAGAACACCGGAGGCAAGAGCCTGACTTAACTGGAGTGTAGCTGATGCTTGTTCCTGGGCACTGGTTCCTGAGATTTTAAAAATCTTATTGATGGTTTCCGCTACGCCGATGAGTTCAGCATTAGATGTGAATATTTTACCGGCCATCATACCGATTTTTGCAACAAAGTCAGCTGTAGCCTGGTATTCACTTCGTGATCGTTGAGCCGACGCAAAAATCATAGCCTGCAACTGCGCCGTTGTCTGCAGACCGTCATTCATCAGATTAAGTCGCGCCGTTGTTTGCGATAACTCATCAGATAATCGAAAAGCTCCGCTAATCGCTTGAAGTCCAGCCATTATAATTCCAAAAATCGCAACTATACTGCCTAATACAGCGGTAATTGTCATGGCCAAACCGACAACCCCTACCCTGGCAGCCATAGCAGCACTACCAATCATGCCTATGCGGCCGGCCGTTGTCTCAGCAGCAATAGCGGCTGCGTCAAAAGCTGGAACGGTGGAGTTAGCAGCTACAGATATACCCCTGACTCTTTGTTCAACTGACCGGGAAACTGATTCATCAATTTTATTAGCAGCTGAGGATGCAGCTTCAAATCTGCCAGTAGTAATCTCCGCTGCCCTGGCCATACGCTGTAATGGAGCTGTAGCGCCGTCGGTTATGGCTATCGCTGTTTGAATTGTAGCCAAGGTATTCTCCCTCCTTAAAAAAGGGCATAGAAAAAACCGCTTACTTCGAAGCGGTTTTATTTTTTAATCTCTATTAGTCTCTTTATTATATCGCTCTGTCAATGTTTCTTTAGATTCCTTGTTAGATTTATGCGGTATATATTCCGTATATGATAGCCCTGTACCAGGTATTCCTGCGGTCATTCTAGTTCCTTTGGAATCTAGTGTTAGTTTTGCGCCTTGTGGTCCAATAGATACACTAGCACCGGTTTTACCAACATTCACTCGGACACCAGGAAGTATTTTAAAGCTCTTGCTAAACCTAAATCCCATTTTTATCGCCCCAATCGCACCATATATAACCAAATTATACCATAGATTATCGACGTCTGCGCGATTTGGCCGCCTTTTGTTGTTTTTCAGCCTCTTTTTTGTCTTTTTCAATTTTCATTGCAACAGCAGCGAAAATAAAAGCTTGTTCATTTGCGGGCAAATTAAATAATTCATGCGGAAATTTGTGGAGTTTATGGAGGGCGTAATACGCTACGTTGGCGTATATATCGCCCCCCTCGATCAGTTTTTTGCTTGCTTAATCTTCTTGTCGTCCATACCTACTTCAAAACCATTAGCCTGTGAAACCATAAGGTATAGATCGGTATATTCACCGGGTGTTAGCATTTTGCGAATAAGCTGAGCGGCACCAACTACTCCATAAGAATCCTGCAGAGTGGCATCATGCAAATTGGGATAGACAACGCAGGCGCAGATCAGTTCCTCTGCGTATTTATCGCTATCGAGTTCAATCTTAACATCCCGAGTGCCCGGCGTAAAAGACTTCTTTTTGCAAGTCCTCTTTATTGCCTCATCCTCTTCACTGTTCAGGACGCGTAACTCCCATTCAATCGGCTGTTTATTAGCACCAAGGAAGCGTTTTGATGCAACATACTTAATATTTTCGGCTTTAATTGCGTTCTCTACCAAAAAAGCCTGTAGATTGTTTTCCATAAATCAAACCTCCGTTATCTCATTACTGCATACCGTCAAGCATGCCAAATTCCTCTGGTAATTCAAAGTCTTCGTAGGTAAACGACACGTCCTGCTCCAGCCAATCCCCATCAGCATCGAATGACGCAATTACGCCTTCATCTAAATTGCAATCTTTCAAAATAATGGTCTGTCGGCCGGCGGCAGACGTCTTATCCTCATTGGTAATTTGGATATCGAAATAAAAATCCTCGCCGGTATCTTTGTACGTCTTCAGCAGCTTCGTGAACATCGAAGTATTACTGTAAATCGTCATGCTACCGGTTCCGTTCCAACCTACGGTTTTGTGGCCCTTACCGGTCCTGCCAAGAATGGCCACTTCCTGCTTATCTTTCTCAAATTTTGCCTCAAGGCTTTTAGCCTGCATTAAAAGATACCGGTTGCCGGAAATCGTGATATAGCAACTAGCCAGCTTTGCTGAAATGACATCCTTGGCACGCATCGTTCTAATTGCATCGCCCATAATATTTCACCTCTCCTTACGCCACTACTATGGTGCAATAAAGTTTCTCCATACACATCGTCGGCTGTACTTGATATTCACTCAAGACAGCCTCTTTTGATTCTCCCTGTGCCGGGATTGGCACATCATCCGGCACGAAGTTTTGAATGGCTCGTACCCGTTGCATTTCCTTATGGTAGGCCACGATATCACCCCATAAAGCGATCCGCCCATCATCATCATTCGGTTCTTTACCCAAGTATGTCTTATTGAACAGACGGGCAATATCAATAGCAATTTGATCTAGAACTCGAATAACCTGATTACTGGAAAAGTCCTCGTTTTTAGATTTAGCGAATGACGTGAATGTGTTGATATCCCTCAAAATATTAACATCACCTGTAATATCGCCGTCCACGGCATCCGCCACCCGGTGAAAGATCAACATACCGGCTGTAATTGCTTTTTCCAGCTCCGACTGCTTATAATTCGTGTCTACCGTGAAATCGCCGTCATAGGTCTTATTCGTGCAGGAAGCGTTGACTGCACAAGATGCCTCTGCACCGGTCAACCAATATACTAGGCTTGCTGGAGACACCCCGGCATCTATCACCTTGTTTTGAATGGAGATAACTCCTTCATAATCCACGTTTTCCTTGCCGTAGACCACGGTCTGGAACTTGGCTCCCACACTATCGCGCATGCGCTTGGTAAACTGGATATAAAGATCCTGAATCGTCGATTCGGTAGATAGGCATCCAAGCGTATTAAAGTAATATGGCTCGATCTTGTCGAGGAACTCCTGATACTGCATCCCAGAAACCGCTTCACCGTTCGCGCCACCGGTTAGTGGCATTCCTGCTGTTGCTTCCAGTGTCAGATCTGCCTTCCAAGTTATGTAGTCATTGTTTGTGAGCGCCGTTTTATCGGTGACCGTCTGCTTATCAACGATTGTTCTCACGCCGGCGGTTGTAAGATGGGTAATGACGTCAAACTTATCCTCGTCATCGATATTCGCCTGTATAGTGATTGTCAGATCGTTTCCCCGGCTGCCGCCGTATTTGGCGGTGGCAAGTGCGCATGTTGCCTTAACAGTCCCATTGTTCAGTCTATAAAAATAACCGGTTTTCAGGTTCCTAAACAGATCCCTGAGACCGGCTATCTTATCATGAGTATAGTCATAACCAAAATACTTAGTAGAAGACTTTTGAAAGTCATCCACTTCCACTTTAAATACTTGTCCTTCCGGTCCCCAGTCTAGCTCCAAGGCCATGGCCCCATAGCCGCGGTCAGCAAAATCCGTACTGGGACGCACTTTGCTTACAAAGTTGATGTAAGCGCCGGGAAGCTTTTTATTCTGGAACAGCCAAGTTCCGCCACCTAATGCCATCCCACATTACCCCTTTTCATTTACTTTTTCTACTATCGGCCGTTTTAGAAACGCGTCGATCTTTTGTTGGATCTCATCTGCACTGTATTGCTTTTGATCTTCCAGGACAATGCCAGCAATATCATGGTACTGCCGATATTTTGCTGACTGCAACACCTGTTCCCTGGTATATGTCGCCGGCTGCTTCTCTTCTTCTGCCGGCACTTTTTTATTTGCCACTTTGCATCACTCCTTCAACCAACCAGTTGTTTTTAATGACCCCATGATCGTCTGTGTTTCTCGTTCATACCAATACCGACTTTTCCACTTTAGGGAAAGCTGAGCGACACCTTCATCAAGAGGCTTAGTCTCAATATCCATATTGATTTGCATGAACCCGCCCGATTGCGTCCCATCTTGATTAATAACGGGAATAACGCCTCTGCTCTTTCTTATCGCCTCAGCAATGGTATGCGCTGCCCGGTGTGCATCTTGCGTCTTTAAGGCGAATGCCTTGATAAAAAGCTGATATACATTGAGATAAGCACAAATGGTATCTGCTGAGCTCACAACAACCGGTTCTGGGAAATACATGCATGGCACAATCATATTTTGCGGTATGCGATCAAAATAGATTTTCACAGGATTCTTGTCGTAACAAAATTTTGCAATACTGCTGATTTCATCTTGTATCATGATGATCACCCTCTACAATTTGCGTAGCCACTGTACCATTTTTCTTTCCAAAGATGCTGCAATTATTTTTTCTAAAATCGTAATTGAGATATCAAAATAGTGATACCCTTCCCACCATTGGTCATTGGGGAGCTTATGCCCGTCGTTAACATAGGCTGCATATTCGATGTTCGTACCGATTTTAAGCACTAAATTGGATTGATTTAATTCAAAGACACAGTCCCCGTTTCCCCGGTTAAAAGAATTAAGGAGTCTCCTGGTATCGACAACACCTAACCGAATGATTTGGTCCTGCACAATTCCTAGAAACTCCATACCGATTGCTTCAAGCCATACATTGTACTGCCGTTTCAAATCCCTGTTAGCCGCATCTTCCAGGCGTTTAGCAAACTTTTTTAGCTCATTAATGCCAACTTTCGAGTTTTTGGCCATATCATAACTTTCCTTTCCGGGTAACGGCCACCTCAATATGATGATTCTTGATCTTTTGTGGTATCTGTGCTTTAAACTCCATACCATTCCAAACCAGTTTGTCATTCAGTCGTACATCAGCACTAGGCATAAGGTTCACGCCAAAGTTATGAATAATCTCAGCTCCCGGCTCACCTTGGATAATAGATTGATTCTTCTCTGTAAATTTGCAAGGTACATCTACGGCATCTGGTTCGTCCGGATAACAGTACTCCGATTCGCCTGGCAATCCATAGCCGGGTGAGGAGTTACTTTCTCTCAAGTGATAGATATTACACTTATCAGTTAACATGGATCGAAAGCTCATAGCGCCCTCATCCTAAAGCTCACCGGCCGCTTCGGCACAGCTTTTTGCACATAGTCGGCTATAAGCAAATCAATAGCCGGCTTTTTAATCGTTTGGCCGTCAGACATAGTATAGCTATAGTCATTTAGACGCTCTGAGGTATAGCCCTTTGCAATACTCTCATCGGAATTAGTCAGGGCATAGTACTCGGCTAGCTTAATGAGCGCAAGCGTGATCTCGGAAGGAATTGGCGGATAAGGCGGCTTGTCAAATCTGTGTCCCGCTTTGGAAAACAACTCTGCCTCGGCCTGAAGAATATCGCTATTTAACTTATTTGGTGCCCGACCTTTTACGGCTTCGAATTCTGTGTAATCAATGATTTGCGGAGGTACGATCAAGGCCATATGTACACCTACTTTTTGCCGTCCGGTGGTGCTGGGACGTTATCCTGTTCGCCATTCACGTTTTCCGGTTCTTTGGAAGTCTTCGGTTTTTCGAAATAGTCACCATAGATCTCAACCTCTTCGGCTGACAATTCGTATGTTTCTCCGGGATAAAAGAAGCGTCCCCCACCAATATGGAGAACGCCCTTTTCCTGTTTAAGCATATATTTTATTTTTGCTGCCATGTTGATACCTCCTATAATTTAGTCCCGGCCATCCAGGCTACGGCTTCAATTTCACGTACAACGGCGTCTAGGTACGCAAAGATAATGTGATAAGTAGCATCCTTAGCTGCCGCAGTGGCGCCGTCACCGGTTCGGATATAACGGAGCTCGCGGGTAAAGACCGGCTTTAAGTTTTTGAGTGGCGTAAGAGCTGCAAATCCGCTTTGCAAATTAGCCACAACTTCCACATCATAGCCAGCCAGTCGGGTTAACTTACCTTCTTGCAGCACTGCGTCGCCGAAACCGGTTTGTCGCTGGGTAGCAAGAGAAACAATACGGTCATGAGTCCCCCGGGTAATAAACCAGGTAATATCGTCATGGGCGTTTTTATACTTTTCCGGTAACACCTGAATGTGATTAACGAAGTCAAGCAGAGTGGGCTGAGCTGTAGCCAAGTCTGTCTTGTTGGGTGATGCTTTTGCTTTTTTCACAAAGCCGTCCAAAATACTCAAAAAGGCATAGTCGGTTGCACCACTGTCGGTTTCCGTATCACCGTTGAAGATTAGATCCTGGAGATCGACACCAAATTGCTGCTGTAGCATTGCGATCACAGTATCCTCTACATTTTCGCCGCGGGCCTGCTGGTTGTACCATACGTCATCGTTCTGCAGCCATTCGTCCCAGAACACCTTTTTTACGTTGTATGGGATATGCCCGGGATCAATTCCGCCAACCCCGGTCGGTGTATTGGTCTTGGAGTGTTGTCGGATCTTCCTCGTTTTCACGGAAAGCGTATCGATATTACCTGATCCACTGTTTCTAAAGATCGGCTGCAGCTTTTGTAGAGTACCGGCCTTGGCAATAGTATCAATCAAAAACTGATACGCTTGATCTTGCGGCAGGGTAATATTCAGGTCTTTACGGATACTGGACATTGCTGCTTCTTTGGTGATTACCTGCTGATTAGTCATTGTCATTGTGCTTTCATCCTCCATATTCATTATTATTTAAAATGTTCCATGTAACTTTTGGCTACCGAGGCAACAGGAGCAGTCTCGGTTTCAAGCTGTTTAACAATACCGCGGGCTGCCTCCACTTTTTCTACCCGTTGGGTCAGCGGCTCCACAGCCTTGGCTACCGCCTCGGTAACCATTTTCGTTACATCCTCGGCAGTCATTTCCGGCTGTTCTGCTTTTTTGTCTGGCTCAGTGACAGGTTCAGCACCTTTTTCCAATGAACTCAGTTTTGCGGTTACCGGTTCTAAGGCTTTTGCAATTCCGTCCGCCATCATCTTTTCAATATCTTCCTTTTTCACTTCTTCACTCTCCTCAACGGCATTTTGATCAATTAACTTGCTTAGGGCTTCATGAGCCGATTTGATTTCCGCCATATTAGCGGTTGATATTTTTTTGCCGGCTTTTAAAACAGCATCGGATGGGCGTCCCATAGCTTTGACAACATTGTCCGTTGTCAAAATCTCAGTGATAATAGTCGAAAACTCACTCAACGCCTCTTGTACCTTTCCCGCATCGCTCTCAAACTCGTACCGATCAGATGACCAGTTATATTTTTGAAGAGTATCCTGGAGCGTGCTAAACGCAGCCCAGAAGTTATTGCTTTTGGCCCGGGACGCGAAAGTTTCAGCAACTTCCCCCTTCTGTATGGTACCAACGCTGAAGAAGTTTTTTAGCACCTGCAACAAGCCGGTTGCCTGTTCCATTTCGCTCTTTTGAATATCATCATGCTCCACTCTTTCCCCCACACCTCCCATACTAAAGCCTGTTAACTCGCCTTTCTTAATTTCACCCCAGGTATCATCATCCGGCACATGGACCGACATTAGCCAAGTGCCTTTTTTAATGTCTTGATCACCAAGCTTTTCTTCCGCTTTGGCGATCCAGCTCTCCACCACCTCCGCCTGACCAGCAACAAAATCATGCTGTTTATCGATGTTTCGATAGTCTTTTAGGAATTGATGCGCGGACTTCTCAATCTCCTCGGCCGTCATAAACTCATCATGTGCGTCCAGGGCGTCCGGTTCATAGACGATACCTGTTACGATCCGCTTTTCCTCATCGACTTTAAGAATGGGAATGGATCGTTCAAAGGTAGGCGTTTCCGCGGCCTTGATAATGGCAAACTTCTTTTTGTTGGCGGCTTTGTCGACCAGAGAAACGAAAGATATTTGGGCGTTTTTGATTTCTGTTGGCAATTTGTTCACCTCCTTTCAGGCAAATAAAAAAACGACCTTAAAAGCCGTTTGCGCTACAGGAATATGGTTCTCTTTGATGTTCTCTCTCGATAAGAGGTAAGATTCCTTTTCTGCTTTTCAGTAGGTCATAGATAAATAACCTACCTTTCTGGGTCCAGTATGTATGAAATGCATTCCGGTCAACATCTATGACATGTGTCTTACTCTGCGTATAGCCATTAGCCGCGTAATGGCTGTATAATAACCAAACACCACTTTGTTTATATTGAACGCCTAATTCATGAAGTATTTTATTAAGCTCAGTGCCAGACATACCGTAGTCTTTAGCGATTTTGGTAATTGACAGTAGTGATTTGTTTTGCAGAACCAGATCATAATACGTGGCCTTAGGCGATAATTCGTTTATAATCTGAGATTGCTGCGAGGTTTGAAGTGCAAGGCGCTTGTATTTCTCGCGTTCGTTTTTGAGTTCGGTAGCTAGTTGAATAATTGTATCGGGATTGAGTAAAACTTCTTCAAGCTTTGCAGGCGTAAGGTAGCCCCCGTGTTTGCGAATAGCCGGAAGAATTTCGTCGGCAACAAGTGCCTGAAATTTTTCAGCAGTTTCATTTTTAGCTTTCATAGCAAGGCGATAGAAAATGTTTTCTGGGATAAATTCAGGTCTTTCTCCACTTGTGGAGAAACCGAATTCTGCTAAATATCCGTCTACTCTTTGCCACCTGATATAATCGCCTTTTGTCTCAGTAAAACCAAGTCCTCTGGCGCAATCCTTTAAGTCTAACTGCGCAACCCCATTCTCATCAATATACCCTCGTACATCATAAATTGTAATTAAATTTCTCACTATTTAGACCTCCTGTTTTCAAAAGAAAAAGAAGGCTATACGCCTTCTTTAGATCTTTCCTTCATATTTTTAACTTTTGCCTCTGCGCAACGCAGTTCAAACACTTTGATCGTTAAATCAAACTTATTTTGTTTAGTTGGATTTTCAATACATTCAGCTTCCATTGCATCGTATTCCGCTTTAACCTGCTTAAGCCATCTTCGGGCTTCGAGTTCTGTCATAGGATTGTCGTCGTCAACCATAACGCACCTCCTAGGAATATTATAACAATGGAAACGCCGTTTGGCGAACTATTGTTTGCTCTTCGCCCACTTTTCGTTATATTCTTTGATGGCCTGGTCACGGAGCTTCAACTTTTCTTCTTTTGAAAGGCTTAAAATAGCCGAGTCAATCCCAGGTCCTAAAACACAATGACAATTAACTGATTCACTTGCCGGAAGCTTTGAGTCCCGAGGATATAATGCTTTATAACCGCTGACATTAAAATGCTCATCAAGACCAATTGTCACACCGTTTAGTGCAACATGGGATTCCCTTGGCTTATTCTTTTTGGCACCTGAGTGTTTCCAAATCTTCTGGGTTACTGCCGGAGATTGAATATAAGCTTCATGGGCCGCCACCGAATTGGCTCTTAAGACTTCGGTAATTGCCGTTGTCCGGGCTCTGGTCCGATTAAACTCCGGTAAATCCTTTATCCGTGATACAGCCTTATCAATCCCTTCGCCGTTCTCAATCACTACTTGTAATGCGGCTTCCAGTTCGGAATGAGTTGTCAATTTCATAATATTACCTAACTCAACGGACCACTCCGTAATCCAGTCAAGAACAAAATCAGACAGTAATTCAAAAGTAATATCTTCATCAATATTTTCCATGATTTCATTAACAAACTCTTCCGTTGTCATACTCAAAAATGTGCCCGTATACTCAGCCATTTTCTCAGCAAATTCATCGGATTGTACTAGCTTTTTAAATAAGACCGCCAAAGTATCTCCATCTAAGACATCATCTTTGACAACTGCAGTCTTAAAGCCATTAACAAAATGCCGTTTCTGTTCGCGAAGTAGAGCAGCAACCTTAGTCTCGTACTCTTCAATAGCATTCAGCGTGGCCGCAAGGGCTGGACACTCCAATAGTTCCTCTTTGAGCTCATCCCCTTCATCTTTGACTATGGCATCAATCGCCTTCAACAGCCGTTCCAGCTTATCCACTTCGCTGTTCCTCCAGCAAGTCCCTCAAGTCCTTGAGTACGGTATATATTTTCTCGTTCTTGCCGGCGGATTTGAGCAGCTTTTCTTCTGGTACCGTCGCCCCCTGATTTAGTAATGCAGTCGGCAGATTGGCCCGTTCATCATCAAAGTTTTCAAGCTGTTTGCCCAATATATTGCCGAGTAGTTCGCGAGTGTCGTTAATGGCTACCGCCCCAATATCATTTACAGCACTCAGAATTTTAGCAACATCCTCCGGATTACTGATATCGGGATTGCGGAGCTCCACCATAACATACTTGAGTTCATAATCGGCTAATAGTAGATTATTAATAAGAAACGCCAACGTCTTCCTTTCTGGAATAAACACCTGCTGCTCGGTAATTATCATAGCGGTGTCGGCAGTAGCACGGTTATAGTCCTTGGAATAACCCACATAAATATCTGGCAATCGGAAGTGAGACTGCACCTTCTTACGGTTAGTATCATCATAGTTGACGAACAAACCGTCTCGCTGGAGCATCTCGGCCAGTGGCTTTATCTCAATATCAACGCTAGCCTTATCTTTCTCAAACCCTAAACTTGGTTCGGCCTCCAAGGCCTCCGCTTCAAGGAGTAGAAATTTATGCGCATTTTCTTGGCCTTCTACCGAAGACACATATTCAGATAAGGCTGCCTCGCTATCTTCGGTTAGCCGGCCATTTTTGATGAGAATAGCTGCCGGCAAATGCCGCCCCTGCTTAAAATACCGATAGTTAAGCTCCGATGCGTTGCGGCTGCCGTACATATCCATGAGCGCCGATATCCAGCGAGGTATGCCGTAGGCGCCGCTCCCAGTCTTAAGGTGAAGAATTTCATTGGCCTGAAATTCATCCGGCGTTTTATCATCAAATACGCCGGTTCTAAGGTCCATAATTCGCGAATCGCCGAATTCCTTAAACCAAACTACCTTTGAACCATTAACAATTTGCACATAGCGTCTAAACTTTTTCTTACGATTAAAGTTCTGCCCATCTCGATAGTAAACAGTATTGATAGCCGGCCCTTTTTTAGTGGTTCGGATGCTGGCCGGGTCCTCAATCTTTTCTAACTCGACAACTTCACGTTTGCCGTTACGAATGACCTCTATGTAGCCATTGCCGCAAGCTTCCCGGTCGTCAATGGCCTCCTTCAGCACATCAATAAATGATTTTTCCATGTGCATGTACTTTAGGGCATTCTCAACCCGGTTCCACTCGGCTGCCATCTCCGCAGTTTCTTTGTCTTTGGTCTCATCATTTTTATACCTAAGCTGATAGCCGAAGCCGACTATATTTTGCTTGTAGGCTTCCACGCACTGCGGAAGAATCGTTGACATTTCCTTCATCTCTAGCAGCTTAATAATGGAATATTTGGGCTCCAACACGTCAGCAATGGTGTATTGCTTTTCATCAGCCCCCTTGGCTGTGGGTGTTTCCGCCTTTTTTATTCCGGTGATTACCCTTGCTTTCACTTTCTGCACATTCTCACCTCCTTAAAAACGATGCTTGCGCTCGCGTTTCGTAGCATCTTTTACATTTACCGGCAAACACAATAAAAAAAGACAGTCTGCCCTGTCTGGTGATTTAAGATCCCGTTTCTTCATTTCTTTCTTGCTTTCTAGCTTGAGCTTTCCCTTGCTATCATAAATTCCATACTTTCTGACGGTAAGTTGTGCAATTAGCTCGTTATCATCTGGCAAAACCAACTCACACGGTTTAGGGTTGCCTTGTTCATCATGCTCACTGAGCAAGTCTTTGACGATAGCTGCCATCAATGTAGTTGTATCATAGTAATATTTGTGCGGAATCGGTATGCCAAACTTGACCGGTATAATCTGCAACCACTCCAGGTTGTCGAGTTTCTTGATTTCTTTCAAGCGATCGGTAACACCGCCACCAACTCCGGTATCATCAATCCTAACTACAATGCTAATATTGGGATATGTATCGTTCAGCTTATTAGCCGTTCGCATGATATCGCCTACTGTCGCCATAGTGTCCTGACCGTGACGAATTAAAAACGGCAGTACCTTATGATTAATTTTAACGCCAATAACCGTTTCATCGCCGCCTTCTCGGGCAACGTCACAAGCAATATCAATCGTTTGAACCGGTTGATCGTCATCATAGTCGGTATTGATTCCCCTCATAACCAGGTGGAGCTGGATAAAGACGTCATCTTCCTGGTCAGGAAATTCACCCTTGACTCGGACTAAAACTACATTGCTGCTGGCGCCATACTTACGTTTGAGCATTGCAATGTTTTCTTTATCGGTTCGCTCACACTGCTCTGCATCGATATGGATACAACGGAACTGGTCACGATCTTTGTGGTGTGATTCGTAGAAAATGCCACTATTTCGGGTTGGGTTGGAAATAAACAAAATCCGATTGTCTACACCGGTAATGGTACCCAACAGAGTTTCAAGGATCTCGTCTGATACACCGGAGGCTTCGTCAACAATAATAAGCATGTTGTCGGCGTGCAGACCGGCCATATTCTCTTTCTTCGTGGCCGTCTTGGCAGTAGCAAACCATTCTAACTCGTAGCCAACCATGTAAAGCATGGTTTTAGTAAGTGTCAAAAACTGTTCGGCGTAGGTGCCAGTTAGCCATTTTGATATCTCCGGCCAAAGAACAATGTTAAGCTGCTGCTTTGTGGGCGCCGTGGCGATGATCTTTGCATTATCACGAAATAGCATGTACCAGATGATAATACAGGCAACCGTTGCTGTTTTCCCTACACCTTGCCCTGATCGGACTGAGGTTCGTTTATTATCACGGACGGATAGCATGATTTCCTTCTGCTTATCATCCGGGTAAAAGTCCAGGATATCCTCAGAAAATCCAACCGGGTCATCATAATATAGGTCGACCATCTCGCCGTAATCAATATCCTCAATCTTTTCGGCAGCAGCCTTGTGATTGACACCTTCAAACTCTATAAGATCAAGAGTTTCTTTACCCAATATATCTAAGGCTTCTAGGAAACGATCAAGAAGTTCCATTCTTCATCTTCCTCGCGGCCATTTTTCGGCGTAAAGCATCGACATGCCGATTTTCTCGATTCTCACCTTTAGCCTTTTCAATGTCAAGTAGCAACCGGGCTTTACTGATTTTGAGTTTTTCAAACTCTATGCTTTCGGCTACCTCAATACTGTGTTTAAGTGCAATAGCCTTAGTCTTTTTATCCTGTACCCGGGTTAACGCTTCCTCCAGTTTCAAGATATCGTCAATCACTCGACATTCGGTTTCCGTAATCTCGGTAACAACAAGCTTATTTTCTGGAACTACTACCACCTTACTCGATGCAGTTTTTTCATCATATATCGTTACAAGATTTTTCTGCACCTGCAATTCATGGAGTACCTTACGCTCTTTCTCAGTCAGGCCATCCATAAGCTTTCGGATCCGTTCCATCATTCGTCGCTCCCGAAGAGTGGTGAGCCGAATGTCTTCTTCAACCTGAGCAAAGGTATCGGTATTAATAATATTACAAAGAGCTTGTTCCTCTTCGGTCAAGGTATCGAACCAGATGGTTTCATATTCACCGGTAGTTACAGCCTTCTTATTGCCGAAGGGGCCGCCTGTCCCACCACGGTTACCGACGGCGTTTTTATTGCCTTTTGGTGCACCGTGGCCTTTTGCATTATGGTTACCTTGGGGAGCTCCTCTTTTCGGAGCGCTCCCTTTTGTATTTAGGAGCGCTCCTTTATTAATATCGGAGCGCTCCTTTATTCTTTCATCCCAATTATCTTCTGTTTTCCACTTTCGGATCCGCGAATCGGGTATACCAATTTCGCCAGCAATATCTTTTAACTTGGCAGTGCCGCCGCTATCAAACCATATTTTAAAGGCTTTATCTCGATCAGGATTTCTTGGTCTCCCAGCCATTTTACATATCACCCACCCCCACTATAAATCATCTTTTTGAAGTTCAATATCAATTTCAATTAGCTTCTTTAGGTCGTCTACGCTTTTTATCTCAATAGCACCTTTCTGAAAATCACTCACCCACCTCGCAATACCAGCTTGGACAATTTTACGATACTTTGATTTTGAATCTGAAATTCCTTCGATAACAGCAGCTTGATGCTGCAATAGCAAGCTATCTTTAGTAATTTCCGAACATTTGTTCGTTTTAGTTATTGCTGACACCCCCATCCATAACTTACAATGGATTGTGAGATAGTAGCCTAAAGCAACCGTGGCCACGGAATTTTCTACTATCTCCTGCCGGGAGTGCCCGGAGAGGCCGGATGTTAGAGCATCCGGCCTTTGTCTTTCTAAATTAATAATAAATTCACCATAAAACCACTTTTATCGTAATATATACAAAATCATTTTGGGAGGCTTAGTTTGTGAAAAAGTTGGATCCAAATAAGTTATACGTCAGTTTTTTCCCAGGCACTTCAACTACCTATCCTATAATCCCTAGATACTATACGTTAACTCATTCGGATGAAACAGGAGATCTATTTCTTTCAATTGGATCAACCTACATATATGACCAGATCAGTAAAAATCGTGATGAGGTTCTTGGTAAATGGAAAAACAATAAAGAACAGATTACTTTTTCTGTAAATATTCATGTTGACAGTGAGCCAGTTAAAAGTTTTGCTGATTCTTCGCTACGATATAGTATTTTTAAAAGAGAATTACCGCTGGCGTTAGAAGCAATTCGATTTGGAGATCAAGCACTATTTATCCTTAATCCTTATTTAGACCGTGCCAATATCGTAATTCATTTCAGCTCTTCCTATCCTAAACTTTGCAAAACTGAATCTTGGGGAACTTTTGCCGATTACCGTTAAAAATGAAACGCACATTTTACAATGCACCAAAAATTACAGCTTCTTTTCCAGAGAACTCTTCCCACCGCCGGACTATCACATCACAATATACCGGATCCAGTTCCATCGTGAAACATACTCGCCCAGTCTGCTCAGCAGCCATCAATGTACTACCAGAACCACCAAAAAAGTCGGCCACAATCTCACCTGGCCGACTTGAATTCTGTATAGCTCTGGCACACAGCCCAATTGGCTTCATTGTTGGATGATCACCATTCCGGAGTGGCTTTTCAAATCGCCAAACCGTCGACAAGCTGTCATCACCGTTCTGTAACACTTCAAATGACGGTACCCGAACCGTGACTGCCTGAAACCCTGTAGTAAAAGTAAGCAGCGCCCCTTGTTCATCTTCCCTGATGATTAAAGGTGCTGCTTCTTCTATTACAGTTCCCTGTTTGCGGCCACCATAAAACCGATGTGCAGCGCCTGGCTTCCACCCATACAATATCGGTTCATGCTGCCATTGGTAATCCTGCCGGCCAATCACAAACTGATTTTTTGCCCAGACAAGGCACTGTTTTAGCAACCAGCCAGCGTTCTGAAAGGCTCCACGGAAATTACTGCCCTCAGAATCTGCATGACAAACATAGATAGCGCCGCCCGGCTCAGTAGCTGCAAACATAGCTCCGAAAGCATCATAAAGAAACTGATTAAACCGCTCTGCCGGCATGTTATCATTCTGTATGGTCAACTTATCAGCGGTGCCGCCCTCGTATGCCACGTTGTATGGTGGATCCGTGAAGATCATTCCCGCTAGTTTACCATCCATCAGCCTTTCAACGTCCGATAGTTTGGTGGCATCGCCACACATGAGCCTGTGCGGGCCAAGTTGCCAAATGTCGCCTGGCTTTGTAATCGGCTCTTTTATCTCGGCAGCAGCTGCAGCTGGATCAAATCCGTCCTCTTTGACTTCTACGGAATTAAAGTCAGCTAGGAGATTATCAATTTGCTTATCAGAGAAACCGGTTAAATTCACATCAAAATCAGCTAAATTAATCTCTGACAGCAAGCCGGCCAACAGAGTATCATCTATCTGTGAAAGCTCAGCAATTCTGTTATCCGCGATTAAATCGGCCCACTCCTCGGCCTCAGAAGCATAATCTTGGCGATCCACAGGAACTCGGTCCACGCCCAGGAGTTGAGCCGCCAGCAGCCGGCCATGGCCACGTACAATAAAACCAGAGCGGTTGCTCACAGTAATTGGAGCACGCCAGCCCTGGTTTTTTATGATTTTGGCGAGTAGTTCGATTTGTTTTTGCGGATGCTGGTTCGGGTTGCGTGGGTTTGCAATTAGTTTTTCAATCTCTGCCATTTCATCATAAGCACAATATACTTGTATCATCCTTGCCACCTCCGGCTGTTACCTACCTTTATGGATAAAGAGAAAAGAGCCTTATGGCTCCATATCAAATAACTTCAAGCTCCAACTCGTAAATTGTTTCTGGTCTAAATATAAATATCAAAAATTCAATTATATCGGTACTAAAAATATTATTGTAAAAAACTCCCGGGCGAATCAAAGCCATTTTTTCGACTGGTTGAATTGCTTTATATTGACCTTTTTCAGTTACTTTAATTAATTTTAAATTTGGGTTAGATCGATAGTTATTAATCAAGTCATACATCATTTGATTAGTTTCTGTTTTAATAGTTTTACCTTTATAGCTCGCAAGATCAGGAATAGCAGACATATATCTAAAAACTTTTCTTAATGCTGTAGATCGCGTGTTCGAATTTCTAATATCTTTCAAGGCATCGAATGAAAGAGACATACTTAATTGATTTATTAATTTAATACAAATCAAGCCACTGCTTAATCTTTTGGCTACAAGTTTGTTACCCTGATGAGATAAGTATGGAACAAGAAGATCAAGATATGGTACCTTCAATAAGATAACACACAAAGCAGCAACAAATTCCAAAATATTAAATAAGATGATTTTTAAATTTCTCACAAAGTTTGCCTCCTTTGTTTTTTATTTCCACAAAAGAAAACAAATTCCTTTATGAGTTTTGTATGTAAAATTTAGTCTTTCAACCGCAACCTCCTTTTACTTTTTGATTGTATTACTGACTAAATCAAGATTTGGGCATAAAAAAAGAGCCTGAAAGCTCTTTTAGTCCTTACAGTGGCTGAAATGACTTTGCGCCATACTTCAGATAAGATTTTACTATTTCCAACGGTTGCATATCTAAAAAATTTACTTGTATTCTATAAGTATCAGGGTTGTTATCTATGGTACCAAAGTCTGTAACCGAACTAATTGTTGGGAAAACAGTTGAAAGTTCTTTTTTGATATCATCAAGCGTATATCCTTTATTTAACTTACAACGAAAGCTTATAGATTCGATAAGTTCATTCTTTAAATTCATACCTCCTGGAGTAATGTAAGCAAAACTAGATAAATTATTCTTGAATTTTTCATTTTGAAGCTGATTGTTGTTATAAAGCTTGGTTACCTCTTGTTTAATCTGATCTATCAACTCGTCATTTTTATCAACAGAACCTAGTTTATTAGTAATTTCGGCAATTGTATTTATTGAATCTTGAATTGATTTATTACTTTGTAAGTATTCATCTTTAAGGCTAGTTACAATCTTCATTCGCTCATCAAAATTTGAACGAAACTGTGCAATTTCAGTGCTAATACCGCTCAAAGCATTAACTTGTTCACCTATCTTTTGTACATTAAGCTGTAACAAAGTGTTTTGTTCCGTACTTGCGTTTGTTTGAAAAAAAGCATAAATAATAGCTAATGCAGCCATTATTATAGATGCTAGACTTGATGCAAAACCTATCTGATCAACAACTTCTTGTGCTTGAGAAAATTTCCAAGCTGCAATTCCAACTGTAACCGCAACAAGATCAATAATCACAAACCAAGCTAAGAGTTCTTTACGAGTAAACTGTGCAAGAAATTTATTAACGACTCCTTGATTGTTATCTTCACACATTGTTATCACCCAATCATCCTAAGAATTAACTTCTTTTTTCGAGTATATTATATATTTTTCTGCAAAAGACAATAAATTCCTTCAAAAACGAAAGACCGCCCTCGCCGGCGGCCTTTCTCTTTCTCATATCTAATTCACGATACCATATTAACACGAAAAAGCGGAGGTTTTGGGGTCCCCCTAAAACTAAAATTTGCATTTATGCATTGCAGCCACCCTCACTGTCAAATTAACGACCTCGTACCACATCTCTTTTATCTTATCTTCTGACGGGCACCATCCAGTAATCTCCCCGAATCTCTGCTGCACCGGTGCAATCCACCCTGGCCGGCCGCCATCAGGCGAAATGTAAAACCGGCATTCCTGCCTAAGTTCAAGCAATTGTCGTTTCTTAGGTCCGAGAATACTTTTCACATCTTCAACCACCAGCAACCATCTTGCCATGTCGCCGGTATTGTGTGCCTCTAGCTTGATAGCCATAGCCTCAACCGGCCGACCAACACCGCTGCGTCCCCCGCCGATATTCTCATCCTTTTCCTTGGTACCGGCAATAATCTCCTGATATAGTTCATCGTGAGACCGTTTTCTCTCCCTGTAGTGTATGAGCCAGCTTGCTGCAATTCTGTTTTCATGCTTGATTTGCTCTTTAATATCTAATGCTAACTCCACTTACCCCACCCCCACAACTAATCAATGCGTCGAATACTTGATACTACTGGTGTAGCACTACCAGAAAGATAATTTTCTATATCAGATATCCGCAACAAATATCTGTTTCCTAATTTCGTAACAGGTACTTTACCACTTCGAACCAGATTGTATATTGTCGTGTAGCTCTGATAAATCTTAGACAATTCATCTGGATGTTCTTTTGCTATTTTGTTTATTTCCCTGATCGTGCGCATACTTTCTTGATTAATCATTAACAATATCTCCTTTGATTCCCCACCCCCATAAATCAAAAAAGCCGATAGGGCAGGCTAGCTGCCCTTTATTTATGCCTCCTTTAATAACCACGCTCATCCTTCAATTCGGTTATTATTTCCAATACTTCTTTAAGTTTTTGGTTTTTATTAACCTAAACTACATAGTCTAAATCTAATGTATTCTTTAGCTAAGGATGATATTATGTCTATCGAATTACTAATACAATATTTTTCTATATTTATTGCTATAGTGGCTGTTATAGTTGCTCGTAAAAAATTGAAACGATTTATTCCTGTTGGATTGTTTGCCAGTTGCTATGCTAATCTTTGGTGTTATATTGCAAATTATTTTCACTGGTGGGAATATCCTTCTAGACTATTTAGTAGTGTAAGAGACATTTCCTTTACCGTAAATGTTGTCATTGTACCAGTCCTAGCTATGCTTTGGGTAAGGTACTCTCCAATGTCAAGAATTAAGTGGGCTTTTCTTTGGACAACGATTCTAACAGGATTTGAATATTTTGCTGTAAAGTATACCGATCTGATTGTTTATCACAACGGATATAATTGGTATCATTCGTATGCCCTGTGGTTAATCAGTTGGTACATTTGGTATTCATTTCATAAGTGGTTTTATAAAGACGGTGAGCCCCGCTAATAACATGCTATCATGGCTCCCACTCCCAAAGCCGCTGCATGCCTTTCGCTGGCACTGACTTGATCCGGCGCACGTTTTTAAGTTTCCAGGCATAACGGCCAATTGAGTAATCACCAAATGCAAGCTCATTGCCATAAATCTTTGTGCCGTTTTCTAAGACTGCGGCTACACGTTTTTCATCACCGATTTTCAATGTTACTCTGCCTACAACTTTTAGGCATTCAACCAAATCAACAATGGCAATTACATGCCCCAGGCAAAGCGCTTCTGCGTTATAGCCACCGTTTGCCATTATCGGCTGCAATGCAGTTTTGAATGGCTCTTGAAAGGCTAGTTTCATATATTGCAAACTCTGCCCTACATGAATGGCTAAAGGCCCTCTATAACTTGTTTTCCATCCACGAGTTTCGTAGTGCTTTTCCCTAAGTGGTATTAAAGCAGGGAACGGCGGCAGGATTGTTATGGCTTTCATGATGCACCCCTCTCTAAAGCAGACATCGCCTCTGCTTTCAACTCCTCAAGCCGATCTTTAATATTCCATGCGAATAGCCAGCTTTTCTTTGGCATCCCTAATCCGTTCTGGATCACTTCCCGCATTTGCTGTAAGTATTCATCCATCAGCTTAATTTGGTCATCTAACCGCCAGATTTTATCCTTTAGGGAATGTCTATCTGCGTAAGCTTGCGCCACTTCTTTGCCGACGATCTTTGCAATATCATGAAAGCGGTTTCGATTTTTGGCCTCCCATTCAGCATCGCTGAGCTTCTTTAAGTGCAGGCCTCTCGGATCTCTTTCCTTCACGAATAGCATGGATAACAAAGTGTTTTCAGGTATCATAATATCCCGCGCAGGCGCCGCCTTCCGGTATGTCCAACTGTTCGGGCCTTTGACAATCCATCCAGCCTCAGACGGGATATCGTCTTTCTTGGCAACCTCGGGTAGCGTTGCGAAGTAGAACCTGTGGCAATGGGGCAGATATCGTTTCCATTTCTCGGCGCGGATGTCTCCAAGGAAATCCGAACGAGTAACTTTGACCTCAAAGATTGAGAGGCAGAACCGTGTATAAGATGGCTTTATAGTTATTACGTCAGCCAAACCAGGATGCTGCCCAACTTGAATTTTATCCATCCAAACACTTCCCAGTGGTACGCTCAAAAAAGGAGTCGGGCCAACAGCCTTCGCCAGATCCGCGGCTACTTCATCATGATGCCTACCCATACACTTTACCGCCGCCAATGTCCATAAATACCCTATCTGGGTCAAAGCATACGGAATTAAAACGCTTTCCTGGAAACTCTTTCAGATGATACTTGGTATGGTATGAATGGACTTCTTCCCGTTCTACAGTATAAAGTTCTCCTTCATTCAGAAGCCCTCGAGGATCGTCGTTATTACCCCATCTAACCTGCTCGTCACTTGCGCCGATGTACTTTACCTTACGCATTCTTACCCCGCCTCCTTATCAAAGAATCTCGGCCTGTACTGCACTTCCTCTCCTTTTGGTTTGCGCCCCATCTCTTCAAAAGGCAAATCAACTTTCTCCTGTCGCTTGAATCCTAACTCCTCACATAAACCCGGCTTATTCTTTGACGCAAGCTCTGCTTCAATCTTGACAATATCTGCCTGTGTGGCCTTACGTACTGTAACCTCGCCATGCTGTGTGACGAAATATTTCTCCTGGTCTTGAATGAATTCCGCGACTGGTTTTATGCACTTGGTCGGAACCTTGCCGTATTCCATTCCTGTCTCGCCTCCCTTTTATTTGTGTCGGATTCCCGCACATGCGTGGAAGTGGAAACCTGTATTAACCATGTCCGACGTTCTCAAAATTATGTTAACTAAATTACGTACCCACAACCTTCCCCAGCCATGCGGCCTGCAGTTCCTTCACCGATATCCGGCATAAAAACTGCACATCCTCAACGCTTCTGGCCACAACATAGGTACCACCATGAGCGATAACATTGTCCCTAAACTTCTCCTGGTCCTCAGACAGCGTACCCTTTGGCGTTTTAACCTCAACATACACCGTCCAGCCATCCTTGATGGCGGTCAAATCACTAAGCCCTTTTAAACTCCCCAGGCTTTGGTGATGCCGAATCACGTACCATCCATTCCAGAGCAAATACTCACGAATAGCATTTTGTATATCAGTTTCTTTAGGCGCCTTAGGCCTGGCCAACTTCTTGCCAGCAACCACCTGGGCAAATTCACGCTCCGATAGACGCATTTTGAACACCTGCCTTATTTGGGCAAATAACCGTAACTTGCTTTGTGCCACCACGCCCGTCAGGCTCATCCTGCCAAAACCATTCCTGGCCCTTGCACCGGCTATATTCTTGGCACTTAGGACAGTGAGTAATCTTAAGCGGCAAATATTCACGATAAACCCCTTGTAACAGGAAATTATGCGCATTCTTTATGAACTTGTCTGGCTGCCCATCCGCTTTCATTCTTGCGGTATACTTATTAGCCGCAAGGATTAAATGCTTGGCCTCTACGCCCTGGGCTAAGAGCGTATTCCAGGCCTCGATCGCGATAGACTTACTGGTATGTTTGGGATACGAGTTCCAAAAACAAACGAAATCTGAATCTATTTCCAAGGTTGCGGCAACTTCTCCATGAGCGCCTACATCTGGCACATCACGCACACTACCTTCCGATAGCGCAATCCCTTCCAAAAGGTCATCAGGGGAAAAGTTATCCACAGAGTCATCCTCGCGCGCGTTATTTTCTCTTTTACTTTCTATTTCTATTTTCTTTACTTTACTTTCTATTTGTGGTATTTCTGCTTGTATTAACTCGGGCTTAGCTGAATTAATGTCAGCATTAATGGAGTAAAATCCTACACTAACCTTTTTCCCCTCGAAAACTTCATTCAAATATTCATCTGCAATGAAATACTCACGAATTAAAACTACTTTTTTTCGTCTAACACATGCCTGCAAAAAGCGTTTTTGAATACCAAATGAAGTTAAAATACCATATTGGACAAATAATTCTTTATTGAAAAAACCTTTATTAATGCAATCATTAACTACATTAGTGACAACATTAATATCCACTCGCGCATCGTCAGCAAATAGATATTGCTCGTCCTCTGACCACTGATAATAGTACCCTTCCTTATAGATTTTAGTTAAAAGAAGTATTACGATGGCAAAACCAATAAGACCGTGTTTTGCTTTAATAATTTTGATTTTGTCATCGCCAGTAATATCAGTATCTAAGGAAAAGTAATCGAGTCCTTCTTTATTTGGCCTTGCCACCGTCTCACCCCACCGTCCACTATATACAATCAAACAATGTTCCTAAATTCCTTGTAGCCACTGGATTAAGCCAAATTACCTCGCTCGCCGGCATACCTTTTTCTGTCCTTGCCATTGCTGAACGAAATTCCCACCCATCTAGTACAGTTGTATAAAGTTCGCTTTGATACCCTGATAAAATTACCGGTCCTTTATGCGCCAGTAAAGCATCCAGCAACTTTATATGTTCATCCTCCTTACCCATTTCTACGCGATACAATGAAGAATTTCTCCTGCTGCTACGCAAATACGGCGGATCCGCATAGACAAGAGTGTTCGGCCTATTATGTTCTTTGATTAACTCAACGCCTGGCATACACTCAATCTGTGCAACTTTTAACCGTTCCGTAATTGCTAATATTCTTTTAGGCAATCGCGCCCACAACTTAGGTTTATAAACAGTCCCAGTTCTATCGAAAGCCCATCCGGTTTGCATAGATGTTTTAGCTCCAAATCCCTGCCAGCAACGAACTAAGAAACGCCTTGCATCTTCTAACGAATTTCCTGTTGGTTCATTATTCCTAACTTTGTCATATTCGGATCTTGACCACGGTGTCATTTCAATCAATGCTGCCAGTTCGCGTGAATTATCTCTGATTACCCTGAATAAGTTAACAACATGTCCGTCAAGATCATTTATGGTTTCGGTATTAGCCGGTACTTTATTGAAGAATACCGCTCCGCTTCCAAAGAATGGTTCTAAATATACTTCATGAGGAGGCATATGTGATACAATCCATTCTGCCAACCGCCACTTTGACCCCGGCCATCTTAAAACTGCCTCCATATCTCACCGCTCCTTAGCGGGAGACTAAGCCCCCGCCTCTATCTCTCTAATCGCCGCAAATATCGGATATATTTGTCTTGGATCAACCGCGTTACCTATTGCTCTAAGTCTGTCCACCCTATTGGGAATCCCATCAGCCACTCTCCGAATTCTGGATGCGGCAGGCCAGATTCGCCCTTGGTAAGCGTGTCCAAGAGTACAATTTGCGGCCACTTGAGTTGATGTCCGTTTTGCATATACTTCTTTAATTTTTGTAAGTTCCGATATCGGTCTTGATGGTCTGACGCGGTCGGACGCGGCCACAATGAAAACTCGTTGCCCCCCTTGGACAGCCCCGGTTGTTTCAGGGCCAAAGCAACACCATCCTGTGTTATACCCCATTTCGGCCAAGTCCCGGAGAACTCCACCAAAGAACCGTCCAGACTCGCTTGACAGTAACCCTGGCACATTCTCTCCCACATACCATCTGGGGTTAATCTCGCTAATGATTCGCCTGTTTTCACCCCATAAGTCACGGCTGTCATCAGATGCCAAACGCCGCCCAGAAACACTGTGAGGTTGGCAAGGAAAACCACCTGTGATAATTCCGATTGATTCTGTTGATATTCCGGCACTTCGAATAGAACGTGCTGATAACTTTGTGACATCATCAAATATCGGCACCTCCGGCCAATGCTTTTTGAGCACCTTCTGACAAAACTTATTGATCTCGCAAAAAGCAACTGTTTCAAATCCTGCCCACTGAGCTGCTAAATCTATGCCGCCTATTCCGCTAAACAAACTAAGTAGGTTCATTTGCACCATCAAACTTAAGCTGCATCTGGCTCCGTTTCATCTCTTCCCTTACCTTCTCGGCTAAATATTTACTATGACACACTTTTCCAAAGCCCACTTCCATCGCTTTCTGAGTCCGGATCCTCCGGCCGCACCGTTGACACTTCATTGTTTCTTGTGTCGATGCTACTGCTAACATGATGCTCACCTCCGCATTTGGGACAATCGCCCGGGTAAGGCGAACCACTCGGGGTTTTGCATCTTTCGCATATAGCCGATATGGTCCGCCATTCAACTCCACACACCGGGCACCGCAGTTGTACCATTGGGCTAACATATCCTATCTGGATGCCGTTTGTACGACAGGTAAGACAGAATGCCCTCGTTGTTTTACCCGGATGGCAGCGCATGTTATGCCACCATCATCTCTGTTGATGGTATTTCCTCAGTAGCCGGCCGGAACTCAATGCGTTCGCCGAATGCTTCTTGCACGGCCTTAACATGAGAGATAACCAGCACCATACCAAATCGATTAGCCACGTTTTGTACTGCCTCAATAACCATGGGTAAGAAGTCATCCGACTGGCTGCCGAAACCTTCGTCTATCGTCAGCCAATCCACCCGGGCGCCGGCGCGTCTGGCCAACATCTCAGCCAGGGCGAACCTGATTGCAAAATCAATGCGCAGTTGCTCGCCTCCGGAGTAGGTTTCATAGATTCGTTCACCGGCCCAATCGCCGACAATAATATCCAAAGTCTCGGCCATGCCGCTGCGGCTCTTGAGCTCTTTCTGGGTCTCAAACCTAAGATAATTCTTTCCTCCAGACATTTGTCCAAGGATATCATTTGCGATGCGTTCTAGTTCCGGTACCGCATTTTCGAGTATCAGCGCTTGAATACCATCCCGACCAAAAGCTTTAGTCAATGTCTGCCACCTAGCCATTTTTTTAGCTAATGGAGCAAGCTCTACAAGTAACACCTCATACTGCACAGCATCTTCGGCTAGTGCGTCCAGCTTTGCCTGAATACCGCCCAATTTTGCCGTTAGACTAGTTTGTTCGGTGCGGTAGGTGTCAACCTTCATCCTCATGTCGTTTACCTTGTTCTGGGCCTGCTGGTGCAGTGTAGCGACATCTCCTAAAAGTGTGGTGTACTCTTGTTCGAGTGTAGTAATCTGACCAATTAGCGTACCCAGCTCCGTAGCCAATTTCCCAATATTATTTGTTGCACTTTTGAACGCTTCTTTAGCTGCCGGCAGTTGTTCTTTCATGGCTACCAGTGGCCGCAGCTCCGCTATACGTTTTTCTTTTTCCGGAAGGTCTTTTAGGCCATCAGACAATACACGGTACTGATTGCGCATACTCTCAAGGCGAGTTTGACTGTCTGTTTGCCGATTGGTTAATTCTGTTTGTTGTGTCTCAAGATTAGTAAGTAATTGAGCCATACCATCAAGCTTACCGGCTGCTTCGGCATCCGGTCGAAGTTTGGCAGCCTTTTGCTGTAAAGCAGCGTGTGAGTTTGAATTATATCCAACACCGTCAATAAGTGTACGGATGTTAGATACCCGGGATTTCATCTGCTCAGCCGTTGCAACTTCTTGTTGATACCAAGTATCCAGTTCAGTTTGAAGTCGTTGCGCTTTGCTTTTTGCCTCTTTGGCATCTGTCAAGAACATGCAATTGGCACGTTCAATGTCGATACACTTGGCATCCTTAAGCATGGCTGCTCTGGCCACCAAAGCATTAATTTCTTTTTGCCGACTTGCCATTTCTGTCTCGCGCCGGATTTCAGCAGTAGTTAAGTCAGTTTCTGCTTTTTGCAGTTGCACTTGCAACTCATCATGATCTTTGCGGTTTTTCTCTGCTTCCTCGAGTAATATAAGTGTGGATTCATATTCCTTTCGGTTAGCAAGTAAGGAATCTCGTTCAGCAAGAGTATTACGAAGCTCAGCAATCTCATTGCTAACTTTTTCAAGAGAGGAATTTAGCTGGGTAAGTTCATTTTTCAGCCGGCTTGCTTCAACAAAAATACTATTCTGCTGGTCCTTCTTTACCTTTAGGGCTGTAATTTCGTCTCTTAATCCTTCAAATTCATCTACAGCCGCCAAGATGGCGGATTCCTGGTTTAAGATGAGTTGTGCATCATCCCGGCGCTCTTGCTGCTGTTCTCGCTCCGTTTTCTTAGCAGTAAGCTCTTGCCGCAAGGTAGAAACCCGCTGGCCAAGCTCATCAGCTTGATTGATTCGCGCTTGCAAGCCTGCGAGTTCTACTTGTGCTTCCTGCAGTGCCTCCTCACTCTTACGGATATTGTTGTTTAACGTGAGCTGCTGCGCCTCGGCCACCAATTTGTCTCCTTCGAGAGAATCACGACCTGCCAGACGTTCGTTAATAACTGACATTTGCACTTTGATGCGTTCAAGGGCAATATTTGTTTCTGAGGCTTTAGCGCGCGCCTTTTCCTGCAAGGTTTCGTACTGATCAAGCTGGAGAATCTGAGCTAGAATAGCTTTCCGTTGGCCAGCCGGCCGCTTTGTGAAGTTACCGGCATCGCCCTGGAGAATCATACTCGAGGCAGCAAAAGTATCAGCGTCAAGGTTAAGCAGATCAATAATCTTTTTCTGAGTTTCCGCGATCGATGCACCACTCTCACTGGCCCAAATATCTCCGGATAAACGCTGCAGTTCTAGGGTAGATTTACCGCGCCCCTTGGTAGAACGTGAACGGATCACCCGCCATACATCACCCTGGTGACTAAAGTCGTAAATAACCTCTGACTCCGTTGAACCGCATCGCACCATATCATCAGCACTGGTGCCGGCCTTCGTGGTTCCAAACAAAGCAAACATAGGGGCAACAGTGAAAGCAGTTGATTTTCCGGCGCCATTAGGGCCACAGATGGCCGCCAGGGTAACGTTACTCAAATCAATAATCGTGTGGGCAATCGCCCCGAAGTTAGTAATCTCAATTCGTATAGGCTTCATTACCTTGCACCTCCATCAATTCCGCAGTCATAGCCACCAACTCATTGGCTTCCGTTTCCTCCATGTCATTGGCAGCTGCCCAGCGTCGAACAGCCTCCATCGGGCCGATTGCTTCCGTCAGGCCCTCATCACGCAGTCGATCGGACGCTCGTTCAATATCTCCCTTGATTTCAGCTACAAAAAAAGCACCGGCATCATAAAGAGCCTTTTCCATTGCTCTCCTGTTCAGTGCCTTGTTCAGTTCTTCCCCGCATGTGTAACGGACTCGGACAATAGCGTTAGCAAAATCACCCCAAACGTCCTCAAAATCGAGATTTCCGTTCACGAAATCGGCAATTCCGTTATCATTAAGCGTTAATGTAATAAACCGGCGCGCCGGCGTATGCACATACTTAGAAGTGAACTTCCCTTCGCTTAATTCGTGGATCCAAAAGCCGGCATCCACTTTTTCATCATTAAAGCTTAACCGCTCCGGTGATCCGGGATAGAATACACGGCAATTCTGCTGCGGACGGTGAATATGTCCCAGGGCGACCAGGTCAAAGCCCCGAATAGCATCGGTTGTTAAAATGGCTTCATTCTGCTGCAGCACATCTTCAAAACCTGTATCGGCCAAATCGTATGTCATGTGGCTAACCAATATGCTCGGCGTGTAATTGCACTCCGCTAATAGGTTCTGGCATGTTGCCGTGATATGCTCCGTCATGAGCTTGTGGACCTCATGTGCCGGCAGGCCTTTGTACTCATCCCTAGTCATAAAGTTTGACCGGTCCATACCCGGCACTAGCACCACAGAAAAACCTTCATCAAAACAATGTACGTCAATCGAGGCCGGCTGTGTGATAATACTGACTCTCGGCATCTGATAATCTTTAAGGAGTTCGTAGGCACTGGCTGGGTCATGGCTGGGCGTACCGGAGATTATCAGCACCTCGATTCCGGCACCAGTCAACTTCCGCAGCCAGGCAGCCGCAGCGCGAATCTCGCGGCTGGCCTTGTCTAGTGAGACGTCAGCTTTACGGAACATATCGCCGGCCACGATCACCATTTCGCACCCTTCCGCAATGATGCGCTCGGTCGTCCAATCCATCACTCGGCAAATATCATCAAATCGAGACTGCGGCGTGGGGCCGGCATAACCAAAACCCCAATGAATATCAGCTATGTGTGCTAATTTCATGCCGGCTCACCAACCCCCACCGAAGCCTGTAAAACTAAGTCCTGCAGGCCCTCTTCATCGGTTTTATTGATGAAATCAATGACCGCACTAGCTTCAGCTGTGCTTAATTCATTAATGGGCTTCTTTTTCACATAGCGGACAATATCCTTAACACCGGCCTCATCGATGCCTCTGCGCTTTGCATCACCAAATATCTTAGCCATTTGCTTTTCGGTAATTTTTCCACCGTTATTAGCTGGTGGAGTGAAGCCGGAATGTTCATCGCTAGCCTGTGGAGTACTACGCCTTTTCTCAAACTTTTCTTTTTCTTCGATTTCCCCCTCAATCCAAGCATCCATTTCATCCTCAGATTGAGTAAAGATACCGCTGGTACCTGTGGCTGCTAAAGTCGCATCCACCAGAGCTCGCTTCTTAGCCATTTTGAGCACCGTGTTCCATTGATCAATTAGATCCGGATTTTCTAAGCGATACCGCTTATACTCTTTGCCATTTTTCTTGCTTTCAAAGGTCTTGCTTACTAAAGTGGTTTTATCAATGTTGGCCGGTACATCACTTTCAAATGCCCAGCGGTATCGGTATTTGCTTTCATAACTGCACGCTTCGCCAACACCTTCGGAGACCACAATTCCTGTACCACGATGAACAATTTGTATGACCAATTCCGCATGATAGTAGCCAGTTTTCAAATCACGGACCTCTTTTTTCTCTTTGACGACTGAAGCGAAGTTATACAATGCAAGCAGTTTTTCAGCACCAGGCTTTAGTAGACTTGGCTTCTCCGTTCCCGGAATAATGCCGTAATCTTCGTCCTTTCGCATCACTCGTTTAAAAAACTTTTGCACTAATTCAAGTTTAGTTTCCATATCAGCTAACCGGGCAGCCATTTCACCGGCGCCCATACTATTCATATCCACCAGGGCACCTTCATTGGTACCCTGACTATGTACAACTGCAACTTCTGACATTTAAGCCGCCTCCATATTTTTATTTAGAATCAATGCCCCATCAGCAATCAAATCCGCAAACTCAGCCATATCTATAGCAAGTTCCAATCTGCTATGCTCATTACGAATTATCACGGTAATATTACTACCACTGCGGGTTATAGACTGCTCAAAGTCTTTGCATTCTGTAAAATCAAGCTCAATGTTAGCCATAACTCTCGCCTCTTTTCATCAATTACTAATGTACTCCACTTATTACCGCATTTAGGACACTCATAGACTCGAATACGTTTTGATTCACGATACGCCTTACCCGGTGTTTTACAGCTTGGGCATTCCGTAACCATTCTGACATTACTCATAAAGACACCGTCCTTCTCATAGCAACAGCGTTCGCTCCTTTGGCAAGTCCTGCAAAATAAACGTTTCCGGTTTTAACTGCCCACAATTTGTAGCCGTCAATCATTTCAAAGATAATTTGCAGAGGTACTTTGCTCCAGTCAAAGATTAGTGCATCTTGATAGCCTTGTTTATACGCCTCTGGAATTATAATCCTTTTGGATTTGACTCTCATTGCACCATTGTTGTATAATTTAGTATAAGTTTTCCTTCCGCTCTCTAATGGGCGGCTTTTTTTTGTGTCTAATTTAACCTCACTAGCTAGATTTCTTAGTATCGTTAACACTTACAACACCTGCCTTTAAGCGCCGGGCATATTCAACAGCTATTTTTAGCCCTTTTTGCTGTGCCTCAAAATCCGGTTCAAATACCCGGGTGACTTTCGCTGAAAATGGTTTTCTTAACATATGTCCTCTCCCTTTCAATCTTTTTTAACTAACCCGTCTGTGTTGGCGCACAGGCGATTTTTCTCTTTCTATCCGTGATAGTTCCTTAGTGAATTGAATCTTCAACGCATGTAATGCTCTTTCTACGTGCTCGATCTCAATCATGATCTTTTCCATGTCACAAAGTTCGTTAGTATCGATACGGCCATCACAAGTAATTTTCATTAATAAGTGTTGTAATAATTGCAGGTCCATTGTTTCGGCTACTACAGACATGGCCGCACCAGTTAGCCCATTACTAACCATTTTGCAATGCTGCTTTTTTCCTACCGGACATACGTCGGTACAATACCATTCAAGAATTTCAGGGTTCTTGTACGTTTCAGACAATTTAAGTATCCGCGCGGGCGTTGCTACCTCTGGATATACCTCGTATTTGGCAATTGCCTTTTTAGGTAATTCTGCTTCCTCTGCAGCCCTTTCTTGGCTCCAATTAAGCTCATTTCGGGCATCTGCTAGCATCGACTTCACCTCCTTTCAATGAGATAATAAACTGTAAATCGGGAGTCTCTTAGATCTCTCACCCCACTTGCCTGCCTACCCCGGCGGGCTTTTTTTCTACCATTGACTTGGCGATGCTTAAAACCATGAGAATCTCTCCGGGCTTGAGAGTTCTTCGTAGCGTGTATACGAGTAAATCAGCGACGCTGTAGATTACCGACAATTTTATTCACCACCTTTCAAAATTAGTTATAAAAGATTAGTCACTTTCGCCAATAAGTTGATTAATTGATACTCCAAATGCTTCTGCTAGTTTGATCGCATCAGATAGTGTCGGCTCCGACTTATTGTTCTCCCAGTCGCTTAGTGTCCTTTGCGGAATTGCGGTTTCAGCCTCAATTAGTTTCTGGGTTTTACTTGTCTTGAGTCGAAGATCGCGGATTTTGTTTCCAAAATTCACCTATTATCACCTCACAATACAGGAAATTGCATATTGTTTAGCGAATTTCCACTAATAAGATTAAAAACGTACGAATGATTATATTAGTAGGGAGAATTTTATGGACGATGATTTAAACAATTTAGAAGAGTACCGCTGCTTCAGCAAAAAGATTCAAGAAGCTATTCATCGCGAAGATAACCCGGCAGAATACATATATGAACGATTAATAGAGGAAATCCAAGAGTTTGAAGAAGCTCTTGACGCGGATATGCAAGCGGGATTTAAGTATGTTTCGTTTGGTGAAACTGTATATTTAATCGATGATATAGGATATTGGAACCCTGATATCATCATTTTTTATGGCTCCTCCCACAACGGCTCGCCCGTTCAACTCGTGCAACATATAACTCAGCTAAATCTCTTATTGATAGCTGTAAAACGCCCTGACACTTCAAGACCTCGTCGTAAGATTGGTTTTTCATCTGCTTCTCAAGAAGATTGATAATAGTGTCCTGTTTGCGGTTCACTTGTTCCAGCAATTGAGCCACAAGTTGTTCTGAATTCAAAATCTCACCCCCTCACCCAGTTTTGGGCAGTTGATCTTGGCTGTCCAGTAGTTCGGTGATACCCACTTTCTTCTCGTCACTGATAGCCAATTCTCTTATCTGATACTTAGGAAAGGATGATTAGTCGTGAAAAAGATCATCTCCATATTTTTACTAGCAATGATATTTTCTTTTGGATTTTCTACTGCTTCTGAGGCCAAATTAAAAAAGTTTGAAAGTAGTTTAATTGAACCGCAGGAGCAATTTAATGTTTATCTAGAAAGTGATGAAAGCTCTGCCGTTTTAGGCTATCGCTTAGCCTTCTCTAAAGGAGATAAAAACAATTATTGGGTATTTTCCCCTTCATCTCCACCTCAAATTAATATAGATAGTTATACTTATCAACCAACTAACTATTATCACAAAAGCGGCCCTTCGCAATATGGCGGATATCATAGTTATGCAGCATTAAACAATCTCTCAATTGACGTATTGCAAAAAATTGTGAATGCAAAACAAATCTCAATTACCTTGTTTTTTACTAACCAAGATACTTTGTTTATCAATGTCCCTCAGCAAATTCTAGATGAGTGGAAAACTTTAATTGAATTATCTTGGAAAGGTTGAGTATCTCACCCCTTTTTCGGTAGCGTGATAACAATTTGAAAGGAATAGTCATGAAAAAAATAATTTGCCTAATGTTATTTGTTATCTCCGTTCTCTCTGTCAATCTCGCCTCTGCAACACCTGATGAACAATCGATAACTACATCCTTTCAAGCTTTAGCGAAAAAGCACATAGACGGATATAAAAGCGATCCTAGAATATTAGTGTATTTCATTCCCGGACACATATCTGGAACAGCCCCAGAAGGTTGGAGAAAATCCAAATGCGTTGTCAATGAAGACTATACCTGTGATATTCAGAAAACAGATTCTTTAACGACGCCTTACAAGGCTTATTTAATTTACAAAATGAACGTTCTTGTTAGTCCTCCATTTCCTACAAAGGAACTTGCCGAAAACACTGAAGTTTTCAATGCGAATGCAACGTTTAAAGCTCATAGAATCACTTTTTCTTTTCAAGATGGTAAATGGATTCCTGAAAAGTATGAATATGAATTTCAAGTTGAAAGATCGTTAAAACCATTTTGGTTTGAGATCAGGCAAAATCCTACGTACAGTCCTTATCAGCGAGTAGTTGTGAAAGATTTGGACAGCTAACGCTGCACTCCGGCCCGATCCTCAATTTGCCCCGCTGTTCGAGAGTCAAGATTGCGCTCCTCTTTTCAAGTTACCTTAGGTATATTCATTGGTATTTCCTGGAAATAATCACTTATATACTCAACCTTCATCTATCCAGCAGATTTTAGTACGATAGCATCGGACTCATTTGGCAAAAAAATATCCGGCGTTCCACCATAAACCTCTGCCAATTTTACTGCTTCTTCATAGTTAAGCTTAATATTGCCGCGTTCAACCTCCGAAAGCCATTGTTTAGTTTTACCTAGTGGACATGCAGCCTGCTTCAAAGTTAGTCCAGCATTTTTTCTTACTTCTCTGTATCTAAAAAGCACTTATTTCACCTCTTTTCAGTCCGGTTATATTTGACTTTATTTAATTTTAATCCACTTTTGTCGGACTGTCAAGTATTAAAGTCAAATTTTTTCGGACTTAATTGTTAGTCCAGTAATAATGGATTATAATTACAAGTATGAGGTGGTTATGATGTCTGATTTTGCCCATAGACTTAAAGAACTTAGAGCAGATAAAAATCTTACACAGTTAGAGTTTGGTGCATTATTTAACTTATCTAAACAAACCATATCCGGATATGAAAAAGGCGACGCATCTCCTCCGCTTGAGACTCTGCAGAAATTCGCTGATTATTTTAATGTAACGACCGATTATTTACTCGGCCGAGAGTCGAATGCAGCTCCACTCTTACATAGAGTCCCTCTCCTCGGCCCAATAAAAGCGGGAGTACCTATCCTTTCAACCGACAATTATACCGAAACCATTGAGCCGCCAGCAGGCGTTATAGCAGACTTCGCAGCACCAGTGGAAGGTGACAGCATGATCTTCGCCGGAATTCACCCTAGTGATTTAGCCTTTTTCCGCGAATGTAATGAACCAAAACCAGGCTATATTGTAGCCGCACGAGTTTTGGATTACGATGCTGCTGTCAATCTGAAATTCTTTGTACAAAAAAATGGCCAAGCAGTCCTCCGCTCAGCCAATCCAGATTATGAAGATATTCCTTTTACTAAAAAGCATGCCGTTGTCGGTATTATGACCGGTTTGATCCGTGATGGCTCTCCTATCCTTCGAGACTACGAAACCATTATTTATTCCAAAGAGCGACTTGATGAACGCTGGAATCAGGCTGTGCTTCAAGCCGTTGCTGATGGGATTAATCCGGAACAGTTTACTGCAATGGTTTCGATGATGAAGAAGTTTTTAAAAGGTGAATAGCGATTACTTTCAAAAACGTTTATACACAGCAAAAAACACAGCACTATTTGGACAGGCTGTGTTTTTATCTTTTAAAGGGAGTGAGTTTATTGAAAAGACAATGTTTTATTTTTGTATTAATACTTATCGTTAATTTTTGTTTGTCTGGCCTAGCTTTTGCAACAGAAGAAAATAATAGATGGCTAAAGGTTGTTGGTAACGATAAAGTTATAACATATTTAGACACAAAATCAGTATCGAAACACAACAATAACAACTTAGTATCATGTTGGATAAAAATAACGCCAACTGAAGAATATAAAAATAATTTTTCTCAGGACATTATCAATACTATTCCTAAATTAAACAACACTAAACCATCCTATATACTTGAATACGTTAAATTCGATATCCAAAATGTAAAATATAAAATATTTGAAGAAGTAATTTATTCCGATAGCAAAGAGATCGAAAAAGTTACAATAAATGATTCATGGGAAAGTGTTATTCCCGAAGTAGAACCAATGGATTCAGTTTTTCAATCTATAAAAAAATACTATTAGGAGGATGCTAATGAAAAAAATGTTATACGGATTTATGTTGTTCATGTTTGTATTTGTAATTGTCGGTTGTTCTTCCGGTCAAAGTACACTTTCATCTGTATCTAAAGCCAATAAAGAGCCTAGAGACTTTCGCAACGGCGGCGATATTACCGCAATTAAACACGGCGATTCTATTATCGTTAGTGGACAAGTTATATTAGGAAGCGGGAAAAAATCTGGTAGGGATATAGCAAGTGATTTTGGAAGCTTCGACTCTGTTCCCATAACTATACAAGATAAAAACGGCAACGAATGGAAAGCAGTCTTATATGATCCTGTCGAGAAAAGCTTAATAGATAAAACCATAACAATAAAAGGTGTTGCAGACACAAAAACAACCGACCCGGCTATTGACTCAAGAAACAACGCCCGCGGCCCAAAAGCTGCAATAGTGAAAGCTGAGATTATAAAATAGGAAGGTGTTCACTATGAAAAAAATATTGTGCTTGTTATTATTTTTAATGTTTGCGAGCGGGGTTTGTTTGGCTAATGATCGCTATTGGTGGATTAATTCAAACGACAAAATCGGTTTCTTTTTTGATACAGAAACAATAAAATTTGAAAAAGAAATGAATTTTTCTACACTAAAATATAGTATTAACAAAAATCAAGCTAATGTATGGATAAAAACTGTCTACAACGCTAACGGCGTAAACGACATGATACAATATAGAAACAAATATAACCTCCCTACTGACGATTGGATAAAACTATCTTATTCAATGGCTAATTTCATTTTTGATTTTAAAGAAAGAAAAATGAAATGCTTATCAACTGTTTATTACGACTCTGACGGAAACATTTTGGAAAAATATTCTTCGCAGGACGTGAGATGGGAAGATGTTATTCCAAACACAAATGGGGAATATTGGTCGAAAATACTTCTCGAATATTCAAAGGGCGTAGGATATAACTCCATGTATGAAAACACTATAAAGTAA